CCACCTTCTGAACAACCGCTTTCTTCACGGCGTTCTTCACTTGCTTCACCTCCTTCTTCCCCGCGGACAATTTCTTGCCCATTTCGAATAAGAGATTTGCTTAACGGTGCAATCTAGCAAACAATCGTTTGCTCGCGCAATCACACGAGCACAGATTGGGTGGCAGTAAAACCGTCGAGAGCGCAATTAAGCGCTCTCAAACCCAGTGACCACTTTCCGATAGTACTCAGCACTACGGCAGCGGTCAGGACTCTCACTCATCAGAAGAAACCTGAGACTGTCAAGACGCGGATGAAAGGCATACTCAATGCACAACGAATCCAACGCACTTGCAATCTCTTCTGGCTCATCTTTCTCCGGATGACACAGCGCGTAAGTGTTCTTAGCCCAATTTCTAGGCACAGGCACCACAACGCCACTCGGCAACTTCCGAATGTCGAGTGAGCAGAAGTTCTGGTCAATCAACGCTCGCTTGAGCTTATCACTCTCAAGAGTGTAGACCTTCCCTTTCTGCTTCTGATACTCGATGTAATCATCTGGATCGGCGATTCCTTTCTGGGTTGTGTCATCTCCCATCGCGATCAATGGAACACGCGGAATTTTGTATCCGCGGTCCAAGTCATATGAAATACGATCGAAGAGGACAATCTTGCAATTTGTGTCGATCGTAAGATATCGGCCGCTGTGCTGGATGCACGCGATCAACTTCTCAACGATCGTGCCGTCAGAGAAACACAAGGATCCATGCGCCGACGCAGCTTCTCGCTGCATGGCCAAATGGTCCCATTCCTCGTAGACGGCACTACCAGTGTCGGTCATACACAAACGCGAGTTGAGCGTATTCGTCTGCTCGAGTTGCATACCAGGAACACTGATATCAAACCCTGAGCAATCAAACGAGTTCCAATCATCGGACTCGGTGGGGTCAAGACGGTGGTACAACTTGTGCATCCCGCCCCGTTTGAACGAATAGCCCGGCAACAGCATGGACTTGTCACAGTTAGCAATAGCCGTGGCGGTCATCTCAGCGTACAACAACTCATCAACCAACCTGTCAATGAGTGAGA